TGCTTGAGCGCCGAGCTGGTTTGACGCCATCTGCTGCTGACGCGCAATGTCTTGCTGCGTCCGATCAATGACCGCGCTGGTGTATGGGTTGGCATACGCGCCGACTTGCAGTGGAGCCTGCATTGCGCGCTGAGTGCCGCCGATTGCGCCTTGCAAAGCTCCGGCAGAGGCTTGGTTTACGTTGAAGCCTTGCTGCGGAGCCATTGCGGCTGGCTGATATGTTGCATTAGGCTGTGCAGTAGGCTGCGATGCCATTGTTGGTGCTGGAGCTGGTCCTGCCATTTTACGATTCCCTCTTTGCAAGTGCTTCTGCAAGCATTCTGTCAGCCGTCTCTGCTCTCTTAGGATTTCCGATCAAAACCCCGTCAACGTAAACTTCTCGACGGTCGTCTTTGTATATAATGCCAGTGCCGCCGCTCTGAAGGTTCGACAAGAGCTGGGCTTGCTCGTAGCCAGTGTCTCCCGGCCCAGCGGGTCTGTCATTGTCCGTTGCGTGGGATGGTCGGCTTTCAAAGCCGCCGCTGTATGTGTTTTCCTGAAACGCCTGCTGAGCATTTTGACCAGAAGGCAAAGTGAATGTTGACGGATCATTCGGATCAAACGCAGGGATTGCACCCGAGGCAAGGCCAGCCGCGCGCTGGGCCGCTTGATAGTCAAGCTGAGTTTCCATTGCCGTGCGGTTGCTGTTATCTATATTGCGGTATTCGTTGCGCGGAGCCATTGCCTCCGCTGCCTCATTTGCAAGCAAACCAGTAAGGCCGGGCAGGTTTGAAATTGCGTTAAGGCCAGCAGCAACGTCGCCACCCAAAGTCGTGCCTGTCATGCCGCCAGTGGCAAGAGAACCTTGGCCAGACGTAGCCAAGTTATTCATATAAATGTTGTCAGCAGCCAATTGAGCTGGGTTACTCATAGACTGAGATTGATATTCAGCATACTGCTCCGGTGTCATTTGAGACTCCGCAGTGCGCGATGGATCAAACGAGTCCATGCCAAGTTCGTCAGCAATTACTTGGCTGTAATTTCTTATCTCAGCGTCACTCAAAGCAGAGCCATTACCGCCGCCAGCTCCGGGGTATGAAACAAGCCCGCCGCCGCCGCCGCCGCCGCCGCCAGCGGAAATGCCGCCCAGATCACCGGGCGTGGCTGTGTAGTCAACCATAGGCCCAACATTTGAGCCTGGTACGCCAGAGTAAGGATCAATGAACAAGCTATCAATGAGGGCTTTCTGGCCCGGACGGCGCGCAGCAAGCTCGGCCATAGACTCCTCAAACATTGGCGCTGAAGAATAACCGCGAACGCCTCCAGCATACGTTGTCGGAGCGGGCATGCCGCCAGTAATATCTTGTTGGGACATGTCGCCACCAGCCAAACCAAATGCTCCAGCAGTGCCAGCCGTGTTTCGGAATGCAGCCTCTTGCATTGGAGTAAACGCGGCAACGTCAGCGCCATAATATGGCACATAACCAATCTGCGATATTGTGTCTGCGCGGGCTAGATTGCGCTTCGCCGCGTCTTCAATGTACTGAGGGATTTCAACCGTTGAGGATGTTGACCCACCTTTTCCGCCTGACATTATGCGAACTCCTTAACGTATGAGGCGTGCTGGGCTTCCCAGCCGTGCGCCTTTAATGGTTTCTTCCAGCCAAATCGGCCAGACATTGATAAGGCGGAGCAGCCTTGAGCCTTTGCCCATGTTATTACATCGTTGTGCATATCTAAAATCTGCTCCAATTCACCGCCGCCAAGAAAGACATTTAACACCTTCTTTTTGGGATATACCACAATTTCAGTTACTATGCACCCCTTTGGCGTTGGCCACAACTGCATGAGACCACGCTGCAACCCATCAACTACATCCGCAAAGTCATGCGTGCCGCCGCTGTAGCTTAGAGCTGCCTCAATCCAAGGCTTACATCTGGCCAAATCCTTATCCATGCAACCTCGTAATTGACAGTGTGGAGGCGGGCAAAGCTGGCCTAGGCGAAGCCGCCGCCGTGTAGTTTAGAAAGCCGTTAGTATTATCAACCATCCAATTGACCTCAAGGTAATCACCAGCCGCCAGAGTAAACACTTGCGTGCGGGATGTAACTAGCGTCGCGTTGTTTTGATGCAGCGCAGTGGTCATTGCGCTGTCATCTACGTTTGTTCCATTGATGCTGGGCCAAAAGTAGAAGTGGACAGTGCTAGACGAGGTAGATGAGACTTGCGCAGAAAAAGAAAGAACGTACTGCCCAGCCTCCTCGAAGACAATTCGTGATGCGGGAGTGCCAAGCGTAATGCCGTGGTTGTGCGACATCGCATCATATGTCAGTTTGTACGCCGTGTTTGCGGACGCTGCGGTAACGTCTGACGTAAGAATAAAATCGCCGTGACCATCCTCAAGCACAACCTGACGCCACTCACCGTTCTTTGAGACCACCGGGTAGCCATTCACGTTATCCCATAGCATCACGCCATTTTCAGAAGCCGATGAATAAGTTTCCTTGAAGCCGAGCTGGTCTAAAGCCCGGCCAAGGTAACGCCGCATATTCTCGGCCCACTGCGCTATGTCAAGCGTGATGGGGGGAAGTATTCGGCTCATCTGCGGCCACCAGCTACAGCGTCAAGCCGCATAATACCAACGCGCCAATCGGACTCCGCATTGCCCGTAACGCGCATCCTAATTTGACGCCCGGTAAAGCGCAGACTTGTTGGGTTGGCCATGCTGTATGGGCCGTAATCGCGCTCAGTGTCCGTCGGATAAAAACGTGTTTTAAATGTGGCATTTACATCACCCAGCGTGTTTTCGTCTGGGATCATGCCGCGCACAGCCATCACGTTCTCACCTACGCCCAGCGCAATTGGGCCTGTCTCGGCAAAAGGAGATTGGCCACCGTAGTCAAAGCCAATCTCTTGCTCATACAGAACGCCATCTGCGGCAATCCAAAACGGCTGACGGAATACGCCACGATCAACGCCAGCGGTGCGGTCAATCTCGCCAGTGGTCCAAATGTTTTCTGCGTAATCAAACGCAACGTAGCTGTCACACTCTGTGCCACTGGAGCTTGGGTAAAACCACCAGATTTCGTTGAAACGGCTGTTGACTACAGCGTGAACCTTTGACCGCTGGTCATTGTTCATATCGCTGAATACATAGTCAGCAACTTCGCACGGCAAGTCTCGCACAGAGCCACCAGCGTAGATAAAGAATGAGCGCTGGCCCATCCACACCACGCCCTCATCAATCGAGGCGGCGGCGTTAGATGCAATTAAGCCACACGACGTACCGACCCGCTCAAAACCGTAAACAAACGGAGGGCCGCTGTATGTGGCTGTATGGGCGTCTTGATCTGTTAAGATGAGCGACTGCCCGCGTGTGCGTAATCCCTTGAGGATTGTGCCGTTGGTTTGGATTTCAATATCACCAGCTTCGTTTGTCGCCGCTGGTGTCCAAGTGTTGTTATCCTCACGGTCTGACCACGAAACCTTGCGAGGGTTGCCGCCTGCGCCAAATGCAAACACAAACCGTTCTTCCGTCACCATCATGCCGGAGCAGTCCACTGGAGCGTTTGATAATACTGCGGCTGGTGTTGCGCCGTTAAGCTGCCACTCGTAGATCTTGCCGTCATCCGCCGTTGCGGCCAGCAAGTATTCACCCCAATTTTCCAGGCTCCATGTGGTCGCCGGGAAAATAGTTCCGATGTCCTCTGAGGGCAGGCCGTAAAGGCTAGTTCCGTAAACACCGCCACCGTAGCTTGTAAAAGAGGTTGCATCCACGCGGCCAGTAGTGAAGCCAGAAGGCGTAATGTCGCTTACGGCGTTACCGGAAGTCATTGCATACAGCTTGTTGGCCGTGCCAAAGGCGACGCGACGATTGCCGCTGTTGTCTTCCCACGCAACCATTGTGCGTGTTACGCCGTCAAGATCAACGCTTCCGCGCTGACGCCAACCGCCGACGGGGCGCAAAGCACCCTCATGCCAACGGATCAAGTTGCCATCACGCCAGCGGCCTTGAGACTGATACTCAGTGCCGTTTCTATATTGGCCCGCTGGAATGTTAAGAGGAATTAACGGCATGGCCTTCTCCCCTTATTCAGGCTTCTCAGGCCAGTCTGCATCGTCCAGATTGGGAAAGTTTGCATGAGATGTAATATCACGAAGCGCTTGACGGTAAGTTGTCATCGCAGCATTCATTGTTACGTCAGTTAATGCAAAGTAATCCGTTTCAGATAAAAGAGTGTTGCGTTTAACTCGTACAGCCTCAGCAGCTTTAGCATCAAGTGTCGCCTGATATGCAGCCTCATGCTCAGCTTTAGTGGTAACTACATCATCTTCGTCAGTTGTATCAGCAAACATATCTACTGCCGTGTACTCAATCATCCAGTAGCCAGCGATAATGTCTTCACCAACCATGTCAGGCATAGGTGCATCTTCTTCTGTGTACTGACCAATGACAGGACGTGTGGGTAAAGCATTGCGCTGTACTGTCTGATAGGCTGTAGGTGTAGGTTTAGCACCCTCTAGTACACCCACCATGCCAAACTTCTGCATGACACCCTGTGTGATGTTCTTGGGGAACGACACGTTAGGGTTATCCTTGCGTAAGTCACCGAATGTGTACGGGAACTTTGTTACTGTTCCACCGTTTATTTTAGCATACATGTTGTGTTCTCCTTTATGTACTGCCGTGTGTTTAGTCCGTTAGGACGTTGCGTAGCTTATGCGATTGCATAGAAGATATAAGTTTCGTTGTTTACATTAAATGCGCCACCAGACTCATTGATAATAAAACCACTACTGTTTGGATCAATGGCATCATGTCCTGTATTCTCAGCATCGGTGTTATTTAACTTTAAGAAGGGATCAATACCTGAGACAATGCCACGCACAGTGTCAAACACAATCCAGTGTCCTGTGTTGCTTGTTTTCTTAATCAACACAAACCTTGCACCTGACGTAAAGCCACAATCAATAACCTTAGAGCCATCTGTAGTTCCATCACCCGTATAACTCCCCACCTTGGATACGCCGGGGACTGTGGCGAAGAGGTAGGCTATGTAGTTTCCTCCAGAAGCGTTTACTCCAGTGTAAGTACCTACAGTAAAGTCTGTTGCGGTAGGGTCTACAGCGTTCCAAGTAGTTGTGTCAGAATCTTCTGCATTAGTTGAGTTTAAAAACAACCTTTTAGACGAGCCTGTTTGCTTGTGGAATACAGGCCAACTTACAGCAGCATCCCTACGCTTCACCCACATCATCTCAGGTGCAACACCAAGGTTATGGCTTACAGTATGTCCTGCTGTTCCGTTACCCGTGTAGGCCACAACGTCGAAGAAGTTAGGCGCACGTTTCCACATCCAAGCAATCTGCGTGTCTGTTATTACACTAGGTACACCGTCAATAAAGCCATTCATAAAGTCCCACTGGAATGATGTTCCACCAGACTCTTCTGCATCAGTATTGTGTGTCTCTAATGTCTGTATGCCCATTAAGCGGTTGCCTGTGTATGGGTAGTTTACTGAGCCACCAGTGCGATACCCAACAATAGCCATGTCAGTAACAAAGCCAGACTGATATACAGGCGCTTTACTGGGGTCATTGCCACCGTTGAACTGAACATCAAACACCTCAGTCGCACTCTCAGGTGGAGCAAGGGGGCCACGGCGGATGGCGATGTAGATGTAGTTGTCGTTAGATCCATTGATTTGACTTCCTGTGTGTAAAGAAAAACCAGTTGGCCTAGGCATAACGGCAAAAGACCCTTGGGAACTTTCAGCATTAGCTGTATTTGCATCTAAATGGGAACCAGCATTATCATTGATCCCTCTCATAGTGTCCAATAAAATCCAGTCGCCAGCTGTGTTAGTAGGCTTTATTAGTAACCATTGAGGCTCAAATCCAAGGTCTACAAAGTTATTTCCACTACTATCACCATTACCAGTATAACTCCCACACTTGATAATATCAGCATCATTATCAGCACCGAACTCACCGTCACCATCGTTGTGGGCGAAGAGGTAGGCGACGTATGTGTCACCACTTCTATTTACCCAAGAGTTAGTACCAACGGTAAAGTTAGTAGATGTCGGAGCTGTATCATTCCAGTTAACGGCAGTGTTAGCTCTAGCGGTAGTATCATTAAACCTAAGAACAAAATCCTCTGGTGCTGTACTATCAACACCTCTATGATACACGGCCCAGTTTGTAACATTGCTTAAACACTTAACTACAATCATACCCGGTACACTGCCAAGGTTGTGTGCAATCTCACGACCAGCAACACCATCCCCAGTGTAAGTCACCACATCGAAGAACTTAGGGGCTTTGCGGAATGTCCAAGAGGCGTAGTCGTTGCCTGTTGTGTTTGAAACAGGGCTAGAGCCAAGAGAAAAACCATTGGAATTAAACACTGTAACACTATTTGCTAATGTAACTTCTGCATTAGTTATGTTTGTAGCTAGACCCTTGTTTACGCCTCGCTCTGTGTCAAATAATCTATGGGTGGCCGTGGCTGACCTATTCTTAGTCCAAACCAAACCACCTTCGCCATCAAGGTCAATGCCGTTAGTAATCGTTTGTGTAGACTCATTACCCTCATACAAATAAGTGCTGAACACATCTGTAATATCAGTGGGTGCAACATACTGGTTAGACGCTTGGCCCATTACTGTTTTAGTATTGCTCATGCCAAGTTCTCCGCTGCTTTCTTACCGTAATACGTTGTGCCACCATCTGTTGTAACAAACGTGTATAACTCTTTTGATGCTGTAGCTGTTGGTGCTGTAGCTAAGTCCCACTTCACTGAGCTAGGCCATGTGATAGCACTACCGTCACCAATGATCTCTACAGAGAAACCTATGGCTGTACCTGTTGCTAATGGGTTAGTGAACGACACAGTTGTTGCACCACTAGGGGTGAAGCTGAATGTAGTACCAGTGGAAAGGTCTAGGGATGCTGTACCTGAGCCTGTTGTTACAGTACCGTTACTACCTAAATACCGTTTGGCGCTAATGCCATTCTTGATTCGGAACGCTTCCATAGATTCACCTTTCCTCTATGTTATAACTTTGTTATCACTACTAGCTTGCGTTGTCTATTGATTTAACACCAGTGTATGTCGTACCACCATCGTCAGTCGTGAAGGTAAACACATCTGTCTCACCATTAGCAGGGGCAGCAGGAGCTACACCGCCAGCCCACTCTATTGAGCTAGGCCATGTGAGGGTTGCTGCTATGCCTGTGGAGTATTGGTGTACGCTATCACTGTTGGAGCCAGCTACATACATTTTCGCCCCGTCAGTACTGAACGCTAATCCAAGTGGATAAGTAGATTCACTACTCGTATTAAAACTAACATTATTGTAAGAAGCAGTACTCAAGTCAAAAGCAGTAGATAGTTCGTATTGAAAAACCGTGTCTTGATCTAATCCTACAACATAAAGCTCAGTGCCTTTTGGGTTAAAGGCTAGGTTGCGGGGGTTATTTGACTGAGAGACTATACTCAGGAATACGCTATCATAAGATGCTGTGCTAATATCAAATCCTGTGGACAAAGAATATTGCAAGATTCTATGTGGCCCTAGATCTGATATGTACATCTTAGTGCCATCATTGTTAAAAGCGACAGCAACTGGGTTACCAGTTTGACTACTAACACTAAAGCTAACACTATCGTATGAAGCTGTGCTTAAGTCAAAGGCTGTAGACAAAGAATACTGATAAATAGAGTCGTTTGTGCTACCAACTACATACATCTTAGTTCCAGTGTTATTGAACTTCACATCCCATGGAGTCGTGTCTTGGCTTGATACTGATAATGTAACACTATCGTATGAAGCTGTGCTTAAATCAAAGGCAGTACTAAGAGAGTATTGGTGTACAGCATCAGTATGTTGCCCGATGATAAACATTTTATTTCCTGTAACACTAAAGGCTAACCCCGTTACACCCCCCTCTTGCCCTGAGATGCTAAAGCTAACACCGTCGTAGTTTGCGCTAGCTAAATTATAACCAATAACACCACCAGTAACCTCTAGCTGAAACGCTTGCACATCCCCAGCATTACTAAGTGTGTATGTCGTGTTAGCAGCTAGTGTGTCATCGAAGTAGTTACCTGTGGAAAGGTCAATGTCACTTGATGTAATACTACCTACTGTAACCTTGGTATCCTTGCCTACAGAGACAGGGCCATTCACTAAGAAGTCTTTATCGTTAGCCATTATTTAGCCCCATCTATAGCTTGTACAGCTTGGTATGTAGTACCACCGTCTGTCGTGTTGAATGTGATTACGTCTGTCTCACCGATAGCGGGTGACGTAGGTGCTGTGCCGCCAGACCACTGTAGGGCTGGGTCGTATGTGATGGTGGCTTCGGAACCTGTGGAGTATTGGTAGACTGTATCTGCAACAGCTGCGCCAACAGTATACATCTTAGCCCCATTGTTGCCAAAGCGAAGTGCAGTCACCCCTGTGTTTTGTGGCGTAGTGTCAAATGTGATACTATCGTAGGATGCTGTGGAAACGTCAAAGGCTGCTGTCAAAGAATACTGAAAAACACCTTCACCTTGTCCTTGCACGAACATCTTTGTGCCATCTGCATTAAATGCAATGCCTCTTGGAGTAGCTGTCTGAGAAACCACAGAAAAACTATCTACAAAAATACCTGTGCTAACATCCCAAGCTGTACTAAGAGTGTATTCATTAACATCATCACCAGAACCTCCACAGACAAACATCTTTGTGCCATTGTTGTTAAAGCACATTTCAAGAGGCGAAGTATCTTGTGAGCCAACAGAAAGGCTTTTACTTGCATAACTTGCTGTAGAGATGTCCCATGCAGTTGACACAGTGTATTGGTAAACAGTGTCGTTACCAGTCCCTGTAACGTAACACTTAGTGCCACTATCACCAAAGATAAAAGATTGCGGTGAGACGTCTTGGGCGGAAAAGTCTAGGCTCTTGTTGTCGTAACTTGCAGTAGTAATATCCCATGCGGTACTCAGGCTATATTGCCTTACAGTGTCTGTACTTTGGCCCCCAACATACATCTTAGTTCCATCAGACTTGAAGTCTAGCAGAACTGCTGCTGTTTCCCAGTCGTTTACTGAAAATGACTTATCAGCATACACAGCATTAGCAATATCATAGCTACTAGCAAAACTCCCATCCAACAACAACGTAGCACCACTAGATGTCCCACTAGCAGCAGGGTTGGTTAGTGTTACCTGTACGTCAGACGTTGGGGTGTAATCAAAGACTGAACCTGTGGATAGGTCTAGGGATGCTGTGGTTGTCGTAACAGATGTAGTGTATTGATTTACGTCTGTACCTGCGACACCCGTCACAAACATTTTAGTCCCGTCATCCTTAAACACCAAGCCTTTAGGGATAGTGTCTTGTGAAGCGAGTGAAAAGCTGTCGTTTGAGTATGAAGCTGTAGAGATGTCCCAAGCGGTACTCATGGTGTACTTGTAGACAGCATCTGTATTATTGCCCGAAACAAAAAACTCTGTGCCGTCCTCTTTGAAGTGTAGGCCGTCTCTTTCTAAAGTTGCCACAGTCTTGCTGGCGTATGAAGCCGTTGAGATGTCCCACGCTGTGCTTAGAGTGTACTGATACAGATCATTAGCGCCGCAAATGTAGAAAGTTAATCCGTCAGGCTTGAAGAACAGATCACCTGTGAATGTTGCCTGAGATGACACACTAAAGTTAGTCACGAAGGATGCTGTCGATACATCCCAAGCGGTACTCAAAATGTACTCATTAACATCGTCGCCAGTGTACCCCGTAACATACATTTTAGTGCCATCTGTCTTAAACGTGACACCTGTTGGTTGGGTTTCTTGAGAGCTAATACTAAAGCTATTGTTGGAGTAACTTGATGTTGATAAGTCCCAAGCCGTACTCAGGTTGTACTGAAAGACACTCTGTGGAGAGTTCCCGTCTAAGACGTAAAACTTTGTCCCGTCTGTGCTAAAAGCTAATCCACGCTCGTCCCCAACTTGAGATATGCTCGCTGTAACATCGTCAAAAGAAGCATTTGTTATGTCATATCCAACAGACACACTAGTGGACACAACTGTACCCACAGCCTCGTGATAGACCGTGGGTTGAATACCGTTCTTTACTTTGAAGTCTTTATTGTTTGACATGGTTCACTCTCCCCTTGTCGTCACTTTAAGCTAAAATCGCCGCCACCGCAGTAAAATTAGTTGAATTTGCAGACGCCGCCGTAGCTAAAAGCCGAACATTGCCGCCACTAATATCGACATCATAGGATGCAACAGGCGTATCAGTGTTAACCTCGCCATACTGCGTTGCAACCGCAGTTGTGCCATCGTGCGTAATTAAAAGTTTCGCAATAGTACGTTCTGTAGCAACAGTGTCAGTCGCAATAACAGTAACCTCGATGCCAAGCGAAGTGGACGCAGCATACGATGCAAGCGCCGTTTGTGTTGTGCTTGTAGTGGTAACGGTTTGAGTGTCGCCGCCGCCGCCAGCAATTGCACCCCAAGCGCCGTCAGCGTATCCCTCAAAGGCAGCATCATCGCTATTATAACGCAACATGCCATTTACAGGAGTAGGACGCTGAGCAGTTGTCCCCGCAGGCATCTTAAGAGCAGTTGTAACAGAAGAACCATCTAAAACAGCTAACTCGGCAGTTGTGACGCCGCCGAGCAAAGTGTCTAAGCTGTCCCAGTTGCCATTTAAATAACCACCCCAAGCGTCTTCGTCGCCGCCTACGGTTGGCTTATTCCAAGAATAATTTGTCGTCGTCGTAGGCATTACGCGGCCCTCTCTAAGTAATCTGCTTCTGTCCAAGTCGTAGATGGATCAGATGCTTCTGTCCATATGGTTGTCGGGTCGGGTGCGTCTTCCCATTTGTATCTCGCATTTACGGCTGGCGTAAATTCAATATCATCGGAAATTGCAACATTTCTTATCCTGATATACCCTATATCGGAAGAAATTGAAATAGCAGCGCTTGCAGAGGCAACCACGTCGTAAACACCGCGCGCAGTCGTTGTAAACTCAATCGCTGTTGAAGACGAAACATTGCGCGTAATGCCGCCAGCAACGCTAACGGAAAACGCAATGTTTGCAGTCGCGCTGGCGTCTTCCGTGCTGCGGTTTTCACCGTAAATAAACGAACCGTAAGTGTTTAAACCGTAACCCGGACGAAAACCCGGTATAACTTCATAAGTAATGGCCGACACATTTGCAATGCCGCCGAGGCTTACATTAGCCGACGCATCAGCAACGCGAATACCCGTCGGCTGTGACGAAACAAACGTAATAGACGTTGAGGATGATGCGTCAACAATCGTAACAGCAGATGCAGACGCAGAAATGCCAATGGACGCGGATACCGCGCCCTGCGTAGTCTCAGGCTCGCCGTATAGCCCAGAGTTAAAAACCCCTGAGCTATATGTGGAGCGCAAGGCCATTAGCTTGCCGTGATGTCAAGGTCGCCCGTTGGGATGCGGAATACATCGCCATCGTTAATGGCCTTGGCGGTATCAAGAGCGGAATGAATAATCATATTCCCGCCAGACGATGCGTCCATAATGCCAATCCAACCAACTGTACCCCAGTTGCCGCCGCTTGCCGCCGGAAACTCAATGGATGCAGAGTTGGAGGCAGTGTCGCCGGTAACTGTAAATGTAGCAGCTATGCGGGTGTAACCGTTGCCAGCAACCTCTGTGCCAGCCGCGCCTGTGTCAGTCGGGTCGGATGTAAACAAGCCAACATACCACGCCGTCGGGCGGGTAACGCTACCCGTCGTCAGCAGATATTGCAGTGTGCTTGTCTCAAAAGCGTTAGTTAAAGACATGGATTTCTCCGTTAGATATATCTGTGACTTCTATACACCATCACGCGACTAATAGCTAGTCACACGCATTCTAAGGCCAGAACCAGCAAAACGTGTGTCATCTGACGCCCTTTGCATCGACTGAATAGCCGCAGAATAAAGCGCGGCCCAAGTCTCCGCTCTGGCGTCATCATTCAAATATGGTGCAGCCTGAATTAGCGAGCCATACAAGTAAATATCCGGCGCGTCAGTCAAAAGCCAATTTGTTGTGCTACTATCACTCAACGCAGGCGTTTTAGCATAATACTGAAGCTGCATCTGATACTCAGCGGCAGGCGTTGGGAAAACCTCAATGGTGTCGCCAATGTTTGCGTAAAACTTTGGAATGCCAGCAATGTCAGACGTGTTCTGACGATACTCAAGCATGTCATCGCGAGAAACCAACTCAAGGCGATAAGTTGTGCCAGATGTAATGCCAAAGCGTACAGTCTCAAGCCAATCAGCAGGCATCTGCACATAACGGCTATCCAACGTAGCATCAACGCGGTTTATCATCTTGTAATGCCGCAAGTCACGATTAATGCCTGCCTCAGTCAAACTAATAAAATCAGGAATGACCGACGTAAGATCGTCGCGGTTGAGCCAGTTGGCTATGCTAGACTTTAGCTCTGCGTAAGTTGTGATTGCCATTAATTGGCTCCAGTTACTTTTAAGTACCGCTCAAACAAACCCGGAACGGAAGCCAAGCCAGACCGATTTAAGAAATCAACATATTCCGGGTACAACGGGTGGCTCTTTATCTCCTGTTCCCGGACCAGCGCTTGTTGATCTGCAATCATTTGGTCTCTATTTTGCGCGGCAGGAGTGTTAATTGCCATATTGCCGCCAGACGCAGGAATAGGTTGAGGAGCTACTTGGGCGGTTTGCTGTGGCGCAACGGTTGTTTGAGTTGGCATTTGCATAGACGAAGGCGGCGTATAATACGAC